AGTTGATCAAGCATCAGATGAAGATGTATAACTGTACCTCATCCTATTCTGATCGCGCGAGCTTCTTTGGTGAGATCTTCTATATCCTCCTCTGTGGTGCGGGTGCTGGCTTCTCAGTTCAGAAGCATCACGTAGCCAAGATTCCTTCTATCGCTCCTCGTACCAAACAACCGAAGACCCACGTAGTTGAGGATTCTATCGAGGGTTGGGCTACCGCGCTCGACGTATTGATGTCGTCGTTCTTTAAAGACGGGGGTAAATACCCGGAGTATGCTGGTCGCAAGGTCTACTTCGACCTCAACCAGATTCGACCGAAGGGAGCGAAGATCTCTGGTGGTTTCATGGCACCTGGTCCGGATCCTCTTCGTCGTGCTCTCGATCGCATCGAACACCTCCTCACCAGCATGGTACTCATGTCTGAGAAGGAAGCCAAGGTGCGACCGATACACGTGTATGACATCGTGATGCATGCTGCCGACGCCGTGTTGTCGGGAGGCGTGCGTCGATCGGCGACTATTTGTCTATTCTCCCCTGATGACGAGGAGATGGCTATGGCCAAAACAGGCAACTGGTTCATCGATAATCCGCAACGTGGACGTTCGAACAACTCCGCAGTCATCGTTCGAAAGACCACAAGCAAAGAGCAATTCATGCAATTGATGCAGAGCATCAAGCAATTCGGTGAACCTGGCTTCGTATTCGTCGAGTCCACCGAACATACTACTAATCCATGCGTCGAGATCGGAATGTATCCGCAGATCGACGGAAAGTCGGGATGGCAGGGATGCAACCTGACGGAGATTAACGGAGGTATGTGTTCCGATGAGAAGACGTTCCAGAGGGCGTGCCGCGCGGCATCCATTCTCGGCACTCTTCAAGCCGGCTACACCAACTTCAAGTTCTTGGACGAGACGAGCAAGCGCATCTTCGATAGGGAGGCGCTGCTTGGCGTCTCTATTACGGGTTGGATGAACAACCCAAGGACACTGTTCGATGACAAAATCCTCGAAGCCGGCGCCGCCACAGTTCGATCCACCAATAGGAGCATGGCTGCTCTTCTTGGTATTAATCCCGCTGCTCGTACCACTTGCGTTAAACCTAGCGGTAATGCTTCTGTCCTTCTTATGACTGCGTCAGGTATCCACGCGGATCACGCTCCGATGTATATCCGTAACATTCAGCTCAACAAGGATACAGAGGTTGCTCGCCTGCTGAAGAAGCTGAATCCGCACATGGTCGAAGAATCCGTCTGGTCTGCTGGTAAGACGGACTACGTCGTCTCGTTCCCGGTCGTTCCGAAGAAGGGTAGCTATTACAAGGAGGACATGGTAGGTGTCAAGCATCTCGAACTCATCGCCAAGGCTCAGAAGCACTGGGTCTCAGCTGGTACGAATCCTGAACTCTGCGCTGACGAAGGCATCCGTCACAACGTATCCAATACTGTCATCGTCGACGATTGGGACGAAGTCGCTGAGTACGTGTATGCTAATCGCGATAATTTTGCAGGAATCTCTTTCCTTCCAATGACTGGCGATAAGGACTACGCTCAGGCTCCGAACACTAAGGTGATCGACGCTAAGGAGATCGTTAAGACATATGGAACCGGATCTATCTTTGCTTCTGGTTTAGTCGTAGATGGTCTCGATGCTTTCGACAATCTGTGGGTCGCCTGCATGATCGCCGCTTCTTCTGAGAGCGTTCCTGACTCCGAACACAACCACATCCTTAAGACTGACTGGATTCGTCGCTATCGTAAGTTCGCCGAGAACTACTTCAAGGGCGACATCAAGCAAGCCGAGTACTGCGTCAAAGACGTGTTCCTCCTCCACAAGTGGGAAAAGATCCAGCAAAACCTGGTCGACGACTTGGATTGGAAAGACGTCCTCGTAGAGAAGAAGTATATAGACATAGACACGATGGGCGCTGCCGCTTGCGTAGGCACGTCCGACGGTTGCTTGATCTAATAGGAGGAAAGAATGGGTTGGGCTGGTGGATCTCGTATGATGGACGAGATCATTGCAGTAGTTTCTAAAGTAGTAAGCGATGATCAGGAGAGAGTAGAACTCTACTCTTCTCTCATCGACATCTTCGAAGAGTTTGACTGTGATACTCTTCACGAGTGTGTAGGAGAAGACGAAGACTTCGACGAGGCATACAAAGAGAAGTATCCTGATGAAGATGAGCTCTTAGAGAGCGAAGATCAAGAGGACTGGGATGACCAGTCCGGCGGAAACTTCTAACTACAAGAACCCGTGGTTATACCGAGGAATTCCCCTGAAGTCAGAGGACATCGGCGATAACTACGGGTTCATCTACATCATAACAGACCTACGGAACAACAAGAAGTACGTGGGTAAGAAACTGTTCTGGAGCAAGAAGACCAGACAGGTTAAAGGCAAAAAAAAGAGATCCGTAGTGGAGTCCAATTGGATGGACTACTACGGATCTAGCCTTGAGTTATTAGTAGAGATAGAATCAGCAGGACAGGACAGCTTCAAGAGAGAAGTCTTGCATCTCTGTAAGTCCAAGGGTGAGTGTAACTACTGGGAGGCCTACGAGCAATTCACTCGTGGCGTCCTGTTGTCAGATGAGTACTACAACTCTTGGATACAGGTCAAAGTGCATAAGTCACACGTCAAACACTCTCGGGCTGCTTCGGGAGCTTGAGCCTGTAATCAATCATACCATCGTTGATGACTAGGTCTGTGACTACGGTCTCAGCCAGAGCCTTCAGCGGGTGATCGACGTCTGCTATCTTGCACATAAAAGCAGTTAGCACTTCTCTCATCAGGAT